TCATTTGAATAACCCCTTTACCCACTGATAGGTTCTTACTGGAGTCCACATAACCCACTGGCCTACAGGATGTACATTACAAACTGCTAATGCTTCTCTAAATATCTTATCTGCCATTCTCTGGTCAATGCCGTACATATTTTGTACCGCCTCACAGCATAAGTAGTCGTGTACTATTGCAGCCTTACGGTTCTTGGCATTTGCCACTGGGACAAGCCATCTCATTAGCATTGGCACACTAGCTAGGTCTGTAAAGAATCCGTGAGGAACAGTAATAGTTTGGTTTAATGTATCGCTGTGATACCTAAAAGAAGACAATAATCTCCAGCCTTTATCTACAGGTTCCATAAGTAGAGTTTGGTCTACAAAGTAACTCATATCATGTCCCCAAAAGAAAAATAAGCTACAACTGCAATCCAAAATAACCTTTCAGCAAAAGCAACTGACGGATGAATCTTTGATAGCTTTTCGTCCATTGAGTTAACTTGCTCTTCTATCTTGGTCTGTCGGCTAAAGATTGTAGTAATCCTTTCCTCAACCCTGGCAAGAGATACAATTGCTTCCTGCAAGTCATCTATCTTGCTTTCAATCCTTTCAATTCTATTTTCCACTAGAATACTCTTACATCTTCATTTAGAGTTTCTTTAAAAACAGGCTTACAATAAGTTAGGTCGCCTTCTAATCTGCCACTGTGCATATTCAACTTATTAGCAAAGTGGCTGCACCTGCTTAGCTCAACAAAAGCCATAGGTATTACTTCTGGTAACCCACCTATAATTATTACAAGAGCAAATACTTTCATTTTTAAGAAGGCTCATTAGGCCAAGTAATTGTGTTAGGAAAACCTTCCTGTGAAGGGATGTCCCGTAATGCCTGTCGGTAGGTTGCCCAATCAGTTGACATAGTAACATCAGACAATCCCATCCAATCTGTGTCCTTTAGCTTCTGGTCGCGTTCAGACCGCACTGATTCAGACTTATCAGCATCTAGTCTAGTCTGATACGAAGCCTCATGCTCTGCCTTTGTGGTAGTAACGCCGTCTTCCGTGGTGTCGGAAAACATATCCTGTTCTACCCACTTCTGCACCCAGTTATCTTTAGCGTCCTGTTCTGCACCGTCACGGACAACCACTTTGTAATCACCAGTAGTGTCTGGTTTGGGTGTTTCTAATACTGGGTCAATGCCTAATGCTTCATAGACGTTGCTATTCCACACTTTTGGCAAAGAAACATTCGGATTGAGTTTGCGGATTTCGCCTTGAGTTTTTAGCTCACCGCTTGAACGTACTCTAAATTCCATATTGCACCTATGCTATTGCTAAGAAAATGTAAGTGCCGCCACTAGCATTTAAAGCTGCTGGAGCGGAGCTTGTTACTGTAAATCCACTTGATAGAGGGTCTATGTAGTCCGTAGACGTTACCTCACCAGATTGTGAGTTTATTAATACATACGGGTCGTTACCTGCAACAATGCCTCTCTCGCTGTCGTAGGTATACCAGTCGCCAGTAGAGTCTGTACGCTTGATAAGAATAAATCTAGCACCAGACGTGAATCCACAATCAACATTTATGTCAGAACCTGTGCCTGTGTAGCTGCCTACTTTGCTCACTCCTGCTACTGTGGCGAAGAGGTAGGCTATGTAGGTATAACCACTATAATTAGTTGCTCCGTCTGTTTGCACATAAAAATTAGTTGCAGTAGGTGTAGATGAACCCCAATAGTTTGAATTAGTTACTACTCCCAATGTATTATGCAAAAGTGTAACTTGTGATTGCGTAAAATCTTTATGCCAGAAAGCCCAGTTGTCTGCTCCGTTTCTTGGTTTGGTAATAATTATTTCAGGAACAACACCAAGATTATGAGTTATTGCAGTATTACCGGTACTGTTACCAGTATAAGCCACCACATCAAAAAAGCCTGCGGCGCGAGTAAACATATAAGATATATAGTTATTGCCAGAAGCATTTACGGCAAGGTGACTACCAACCTCCATACCGTCTTCTAAATCAAATCCGGTAATGTATACAGGAGGATTAGCCACACTTTCTGCTTGGGTATAATTTGAATACAGAGTTTGTCCCGCACCTCTCAGCCTGTCAGACCATAACCAATCTCCGTTACCGTTAAACTTTTTAACAATACCTAAATCAACAGGGCTGTTTGAGGACACTAAAGTACGGTCAGCAGTACTGTTTCCACTATAAGAATTAGGAGTAAAAACCTCAGTCCCAGACTCAGGAGTCTTCATTGGTCTGCGTATGGCTATGTAGATGTAGGTTCCATTAGGGTCATTCCAATCACCACCGCCATTACCCCAAGGGTAAAACCCGTTTGCCGCTACATAAGCGCCATTAAGACCTGTGGTGTTTTCAGCGTCACTTTCATTTGCATTTATTCTTGTCGGTGGGCTAACACCTTGGTTGGCGTTCAATCCTCTCATTGTGTCTATCATTGCCCAGTGCGAACTACCATTTATTTTTTTGAGAATAAGAAACTGCGGTTCAAATCCAAGGTCTACAAATACGCTTCCATCTGTACCGCCCGTATAACTCCCACACTTAATAATAGCCTCATCACTATCATCACCGAATGATTGGTCATCGTGGGCGAATAGGTAGGCGACATAAGTGCTACCACTAGTGTTTTCACTACCGACGGTAAAGTGAGTAGCTGTTGGCTCTTGAACCCAAGTGGCAGAGTTAGTGGATTTGGCGTTCGTTAAATCTAAATATATTCTCTCCTCATAGCCAAGTGCTTGATGATAGCAAGTCCAATTTCCAGCTAAATTTGTTCTCTTTGTAATGATAAATCCCGGCTTTGAACCCAAGTTATGCGCTATGTCACGGCTGCTCGTGCCATCACCCGTGTAAGTAACTACATCAAAAAAGCCTGCTTGTTTGCGGAATGACCAAGAACAAAATTCCTGCCCTAGATTGTTTGAGCCGTAGTGAGCGTTAACACCTAAAGTGAAGCCATTAGAATTAAATGAAATCAGGTCTTCAGTAGCTGTTGACGACAAGCCATTCGCATCAGTTTTATCGCTCTGCAATGCAACTGCTCTTCCTCTTTCAGTGTCCCACAGCCTATGGCTTCTTGAGCCATCCCTGCGTTTTATCCAAAGCAAACCACCTTCGCCAGCAAAGTCAATACCGTTATCTATCGCTAAAGTGGTAGGATTAGTACCCGTATACAAATAAGTAGAGAACACATCATCTACATAGACGGATTCACCAGCACCGCCAGAGGCAGCTTGGAATAACTTGTTAGAAGTACTCATTAGCCCATCGCCTGCCCAGCAGTAAATCCGTAGTAGGTCGTGCCGCCGTCATAAGTTACAAAAACAAAAACATCTACACCGCCAGATGTGGCAGTTAATGTAGGTGCAGTAGCTGCTGCCCAGTCCACACTTGCAGGCCACGTAATTGTTCGGGCCGAAGAGTCTTGAATAACTTTCAAACTAAATGCACTGACCTTGCCACTTGCAGCAGGGTTAGAAAATGTGTATGTCACGTTCTCTGAAAGTGTGTGAGTAAAATTGTCACCATCCCGTAAATTAATTGTGGCGGCATTTGAGCTAGAGGTGATTGCAGTAGATTCTTCTATCTTGCCGTTATCAAAGGTAACTACACCATTTGCATCTGCTGTGACGGCTTTAGAAGCAGCTGTGGTTCCTAGAGTAGTTATGTCTAAGTAATTAATCTCTGCGGTTGTAGCAGTTGCACCGTCCAAAATATTTAATTCTGCGGCAGAAGCAGTAACACCTGAGATTACGCTTGACTCCTTTGCTAAAGGAATACCACCAGCAGTAGAGCCATCGTGAATAACAGCAGTGTCTTTTGTAGTATCTACCGTGATTTCGCCTACGGCACCTGTAAAAGAAGAATGCTCAGAGGTTGTGCCTCTACGAAATTGTATTTGAGTAGCCATTATGTAATTGCTCCATAATCGTTAGAAGCAGTTAAACTGCCAGTAATAAGACCATAATCTTGAGTTGTTAAATTTTGAAGTATTGTTTCTACTTGCGTGTTTGTTGCAGAAGGAGAAATTAAGTTCCAACCAGACCCGTCATAAACCTTCATAACATCATCTGTTGTATTAAAATATAAAGCTCCAGCAACTAAAGCATCGCCATCATTATCCAAAGCAGGGTCGCTAGTCTTAGTACCTAGATAACGGTCATCAAAAGAGTCGTAAGAGTTAGCCGCATTTGTAGCAGAAGCTGCAGCATTTGATTCGCTAGTTGCTGCATTTGAAGCTGACGTTGCAGCATTTGACTCAGAGGTTGCCGCGTTTGCTGCACTTGTAGCAGCAGAGGTTGCACTGCCTAGAATAGAATCTACATAACCCTTTCTAGTTAAATCATCATCAGCAGATGGAGTTGCGGTAGATGTTGCCTTGTTAGAGCCTAAGACTATGTTGCCAGTCATAGTGCCGCCAGCTAAGGGCAGCATTGTATCGGCATAGGCTTTAGTAGCTGCGTCTGTGCTTACCGTGGGAGTGCCAAGACCTGTAATCTTGTTTGTTCCCATTGCGATAGCACCAGACATGGTGCCACCAGCTAATGCAAGTTTCGTAGCTATCTGATTAGTAATTGTGGTTGCAAAGTCAGGGTCATCACCTAACGCTGCTGCTAGTTCGTTTAAGGTATCCAGCGTACCTGGAGCAGAGTCAACAAGACCTGCTACTTCTGTATCTACATAACCTTTAGTTGCTGCGCTTGAAGCAGCCGTAGGGGTGGCTAGGTCAGTTAGTTCTGCTGCGTTAAAGTCAACAGTCCCATTTAGTACAAGGTTGTTAAGCGTGGTCGTACCACTTGAAGCAGTTACATTACCTGTTAAATCACCAGTAACATTACCTGTCAAATTACCCGTTACGTTACCTGTTACATTTCCAACTAAAGCCCCGGCAAAATTTGTATTAGCGGTTATTAACGTACCAGTAATAGCTTGGGGCGTAGAGCCACCAACCACTACTCCGTTTACTGTACCGCCTGTTAACACAGCATTAGAAGAGCTTAGGTTTGAGTTAGCGGTAACTGTACCAGTAGCCGTAATAGCCCCAGTTGTAATTGAAGAAGGATTCGTTCCAAGCTCAATAATTACTGCACTGTTGTTCTCCGTAAAGAGTCTCTTGTCTGCGGTATTTACAGCAAGCTCACCCTGAACTAAGTCTGAAGCCGTAGGTACGGCTGATGCAGTTGAGGAAAACTTAGTAATAATTGTAGCCATTTATTTCACCACTTAACTTTATCTGCCCAGTAAGCTGCTGAACATTTACCTTTAGCAATGTTCTTTGCGTGACGCGCCTTAAAAGACTTCCTCCTCGCCTTTTCTTTTGCTGTCTTCGGATTCTTGCCAGCACCAGATACGCCCTGCTGACCAAAGCGAATTGTCTTAATACTTCCGTCCCCACATTTAGCTACAACAACGTGGCTTTTAGTAGGGTGATTAGGAGTCCTCTTAGGTTTGTTATAACCAGAGACTCCGACTCTTTCTAGTCTTGGGTCTTTCTTTTTCATATTAAAAACTAGGGGGCATTACGCCCCCCAGCCTATCCTAACTTATACGTCAGGGACACAAAGGATGAAGCCACCTTCTGGACGGTGTGCTTGAACACCATAGAGGGTGTCAGCAGTGTACAGAGTGGACAAATACTCTTGCTTGTACTGAGTTTGTGAACGAACGCTCATTTGCTCAGCAAGTACAAGGGCATCCTTGTGGATAAGATATGCACCGCGAACATCAGCAGAAGCACCAGTTGCAGTGTTTGAAGTTGAGTCTTCAATGAGTGGGCAGTTAGAAGAGACGTAAACGTCAATTCCATATACTGAACCAATCAGACCAGACTGGACAGTTGCGCCTTCACGGAAGTCAGCAGATACATAACGCTCAGTACCCATGATTGCAGAACGCAGCGCAGGTGGAATGATAAATGCGCGGTCAGTCATTGGGACATCGTTATCGTCCATCAGCTTAATCAATGCACGAAAGCCAGCATCAGTAAATACGTCAGCAGGCAATACAGTATCGTCAGTGTAAGCGGTCAGACCATTAGATGCGTCATTGAAGTAAGTGTTTGCGCCTTCCCATGCAGTACCAGTACAAGTACCAGTAACAGGAACAGTCAGGTCAAACGTACCACTACCGAAACCAGTACCAGCGCGGAACAGGTCATCATCAACCTGCTTAGCAAGAGCGTAACCAGCATCTTCAGTGTAGAACTGTCGGAGTGAGGCAAGAGCCTGGACTTCAACAATATCTTCAATCAGACGAGAATACTCGTAGTGACGGTTGATAGTGATAGTGGTTTCACTTTCCAGATTAGCCTGCATAGTTACAGCTACGGCTTCTTGCTTAGCATTTGCCGCGCCACGAACAGGCTTAGGAATGTGGATAACATCACCCTTGTTACCAGACATAGTCATGGTCTTAACAAGAGGAGCCATCTTCAGAGATTTTTGATAAGCAGCAATTACTTCGTCAGACCATATTTCAGGTACAAAAGTATTCGCTGCGGTTTTGTCTACAGTTGCGTTTGCAGTAAAAAACGCACCAGAAGTTTCACCAGCCATGTTTAATTTCCTTTATCTTACGCGCTTCTCTGCATACGCCCGACGAATTTCGGGTTCCATGCTT